ATGGATGGTAGAAAAAACAATGGCGGAGCAAGACAAGGAGCCGGTAGACCTAAGAAAGCAGATGAAGATAAACTAATAGAAAGATTAGATAAAATCATTAATCAAGATGAGGTTATAGAAAAGCTTAAAGAACTAATTCAAAAAGGTGATTTAAGAGCTATATCAATTTATATGGATAGAAGATATGGGAAGCCAACAGAAACTAAAGACATCAATATAGATAGAGATTTACCATTGTTTATAGATGAATTATAAAAGCACTACAACAGTACAAAAACTAAGAAAGCTTGATTCAAGAACTAGAATTGTAAGAGGTGGAACATCTGCTGGAAAAACAATTGCTATTCTAGCTATCCTTATTTCATACGCTTGCAATAATGAAAATAAAGAAATAAGTGTTGTTAGTGAGTCAATACCTCATCTAAGAAGGGGAGCTTTAAAAGACTTTATTGGAATACTAAAAGCACTAAACAGATATAGAGAAAAAAAGTTCAATAGAAGCACATTAAAATATCAATTTAGTACAGGTTCATATATAGAGTTTTTTTCAACTGACCAACCAGATAAACTAAGAGGAGCAAGAAGAACTGACCTTTATATCAATGAGTGTAACAATGTTCCATTTGATGCCTACCAACAATTAGCAATAAGAACCTCTCAAAACATTTGGCTAGATTACAACCCAACATCCTTATTTTGGGTAGATAAAGAACTAATAGGGCAACCAGATACAGATTTTATTACACTTACTTACAAAGACAATGAATCATTGCCTGAATCAATAGTTAAAGAAATTGAAAAGGCAAAAGACAAAGCAAAGACATCTACCTATTGGAAAAACTGGTGGCGTGTTTATGGTCTTGGTGAAGTAGGACAATTAGAAGGTGCTTGCATTCCAGATTGGAAGGAAATAAAAGAAGTACCTATTGAAGCAAAGCTGATAGGAGCTGGACTTGATTTTGGTTACACAGTAGATTCAACATCAATAGTAAATCTTTATAAGTACAATGATACCTACATATTTGATGAGGTGCTTTACAGAACAGGAATGCTTAACAGAGATATATCCAACTTCATTAAAAACAATGAAATTAACTGTTACATCTACGCAGATTCAGCAGAACCCAAGTCAATAGCAGAAATAAGGCTTAGTGGAATCGATGTGTTTCCAGTTACTAAAGGACGTGACTCTATTGTATATGGCATAAACCTCATCAATCAAAACAAGGTGTTTATTACAAGGCGTTCTAAGAACTTAAAAAAGGAATTAGAGGGTTATGTATGGATGAAAGACAAACAAGGCAACACGTTGCAAAAACCAAATCCATTAAATGGAGACCATGCTATTGATGCAGCAAGGTATGTTATGATGATGGTTTTAGAGAACCCAAACAGAGGAAACTACTATTTATATTGAAAAGGTGTATATCAATTTAACTATTTAAACGGATTAATAATAATGAAGCTCGAAATCACTATTCCCGAAAAACTAAATGAAATCACTTTAGGGCAATACCAAGAATGGCTAAAGGTTGCAGATGGTAAAGAAATGACACCTTTTATTCAGCAAAAAATGATTGAAATATTCTGTGGCATTACACTAAAACAAGTATTAATGATTAAGGCAACTGACATAGATGGAATCACCAATGACATTAGCAAAGTGTTTGAGCAAAAGCCAAAATTCACAAAGCTATTTAAGTTGGATGAAATGGAGTTTGGTTTTATTCCTAAGCTAGACGAAATGAGCTTTGGCGAATATATTGATTTAGATAGTTACTTAGGTGAATGGTCATTTATGCACAAAGCAATGAATGTACTTTTTAGACCTGTTACTTATAAAAAGAAAGAACAGTATTTAGTGAGTGAGTATGAGGGTTCTGGCAAATATGACTTAAGACAAATGCCTTTAGATATTGTATTTGGTGCGCTTGTTTTTTTTTGGAATTTAAGAACCGAATTGCAGAAACATATACTGAACTATTTAGCGAATCAAACGGAGGTTCCAGTTTCTCAAGAACTGAGGGATTCTCTCAAAAGTGGGGTTGGTATCAATCCTTATATGGACTTTGCAAAGGTGACGTTATGAAGCTAGATGATATTACAAAACTTAAACTACATCAATGCTTACAGCACTTAGCATTTGAAAAAGATAAATACGAATTGGAAGCACACTTATTAAAGAAGAAATGACACGAGAGGAAATACTAGAAGAAATCATGGAACGTGACTTATTCGAAAAGGATGAGTATGTAATTCTAGCAGATGGCTTTGAAGATGCTTTTGTAGGTGTTACTGCTAGTAAACCAAGAAAAGTAGTTTACGACTATTGGAAGTGTTTAGATTCTATAATACAATCTGATGGTGCTGAATTTGACGAGGCTTTAGATTGGTTAGAAGATTTCATTAGTGAAGAACTTGGCGAACATTCACCACTATATATAAAACAAATAAAATGAAAAGTTTTTACAAAGTAATAGATTCAATTAAAGACGTAGTTAGCGCACAGCCATTTAACAACACTGTGACATTTGGCAACATAGCAGATATTGATTTAAAGAAGCAAACTATATTTCCTTTGGCTCACATAATGGTCAATAACATGACTATTGAAGAAAACCATGTTTCTTTTAACGTTACTCTATTCTTAATGGACTTAGTGGATGTAAGCAAGAGAGCAGATACAAGTTTGTTCTTAGGCAATGACAATACACAGGATGTATTAAATACACAGGCAGCACTTGCAACAAGAGTTTTAAGAGTATTACAAAAGGCAGATTTATATAGAAGTGAATTTGAACTAACAAGCACAGCAAACTGTGAACCATTTGAAGAAAGATTTGATAATGCACTAGCTGGATGGGCTTGCACTTTTGATATAGCAACTAAATCTAATATGACTTACTGTGACTGAATTTAAAAAGGCATTAGAGAAATACGCAAAGTATGTAATCCAACAGTCAAGAAGCAATTTGACTAAAGGAAGAACAAATGCTTCAAAGCAGCTATACAATAGTTTGAGCTATAAAATAGATAAGAACAAAGTAATATTTGAAAGTGAAAAGTATGGTGAGTTTATAGACAAAGGGGTGAGGGGTGCTAACCATGATTATGCAGAAAGTCAATCAAGCCCTTTTAGATTTAGAAGTAAACAACCTCCTTCAAGTGTATTTGATAAATGGATTAAGGAAAGAGGTATAAAAGGCAGAGATAAAAAGACTGGCAGGTTTATTACTAATAAGTCATTAAGCTTTTTAATAGCTCGAAGCATAAAAAACAAAGGAATTAGAGCTACAATGTTTTTTACAAAACCATTTGAAGCAGGAATTGATAAATATAGTGATGAAATGATTGAAGCACTACTAAATGATAATATTGAATTATGAGTACAATAATAAGAACAAGAAGTCCATTTTTTATAAGAACGCCAGAAGAAACAAGTGCAAGTTTAGATTACTTTGAAATTTCTATTTTAGTTGAATCGGGTGTGTTTGGAACTGCTACAAATACACAATTAAGGGAAACAGTTACATTAACTAAAAAACCTATCAATAACGAAAATTCAGTTAGTCTTGAAATTAGCGAAATAGTAAATAATTATTTAAGCCACAATCCATTTACACCAACTATATCAAGTCTTTTAGCTCCAGACTTTCAATCACTTTGGGTGCAAGTAACTACAACTGCAAAAGAATCAGACGGCACTACAATAGGAAGTCCAACAGTAACACTTTATTTAGCACAAGAAGGATTTAACACTTATTTAGAAGGTGCTAACTATACAACAGAACCAAACGCAATGATTACTGCTGATTATATACAGTATCATATTGGTACTAATATTGTTATCCCAGTTAACACAGAATTAGTTAATCAATTACAATTTGTTAATTCTGCTGGAGGTATAGGAACAGAAGCTATTTCAACTACAACTAATGCAGATAATAAAATTCAATATGTTAGCAAGGCTTTTGCAGATGTTGTTTCATTAATAGTTACTTACAACACAAGCGATACAAGAACAATAAAAGTTGAAGGAATATCAGAATGTAAATATCCAATTTTTAAATGTACTTTTTTAAACAGGTGGGGTGCTTTTCAAGAAGTGTTTTTCTTTAAAAAATCAACTGAAAGTTTAGAAACTAAAAATGAAAATTATAATAGAAGTAATTTAACTGCTTATTTAGAAATTCCAGATGGTCGCGAAGGGTTTCCACCATCTTATATATATAATAGTTATGAACCTACAACACATACTAAAAGAACGTACAATGCAAATGGTGTTGAATCCCTACAATTAAATACAGGGTTTGTTAATGAAGCGATGAATCCAACCTTTCAAGAACTATTAGTTAGTGAGTATGTTTATTTAACTGATAGTGATAATAATAAGTTTCCAGTCAATTTAAAAGATAGCTCACTTACTTATAAAACAAGCCTTAATGACAAGCTTATAAACTACACAATGAACTTTGAAAAATCATTTAGCTATATAAACAATGTAAGATAATGCAAGAGCTAATTTTATATATAAAGCCAAAAGTAGTTGCAGCAAATCAAACAACACAAAAGTTTGAAAGAGTTGATTTAATGGAAGCTGAACTGATTACATTAACACAGGTTATTCAAGACGTTAAAGAGATTGATAAAATATTCACCGACTTTTCAAGAACGTTTAATTTACCAGCTTCAAAGGTTAATAATAAAATATTTCAACATTGGTATAATGATGATGTAATTGGTTTTGACAATCACATAATGAGTGATGCTATAATAGAATTAAATCACTTACCATTTAAGATAGGTCAAATAAAACTTGAATCAGTTGTAATGAAAAACAACAGACCAAGTATTTATAAAGTAACTTTTTTTGGCAATACTGTTTCACTTAACAACTTGGTAGGCGAAGACCAACTTGAAGATTTAAACTGGTTAAGCAATTTTAATTTTACACCAAACAACGCAAACATAAAAGATGGATTAGAAAATGGTTTAAATATAACAGTAGATTCTGTTAATTATACAAATGCAATAATTTATCCATTATTAACACACACGCAGCAATACATTTACAATAGTACTGGCGATTTTGATAATTTTGGTAATATTGCTTATGCTTCATCAGGAACAAATTACAATAAACGTGGTGTATTTCCAGAAGATTTAAAACCAGCTATTAAAGTAAGTTTGATATTAAAAGCCATTGAGCAGCAATATGGATTAACTTTTAAAAGCGGTGAATTTTTTGATAGTTCAGTATTTACAAATATGTATTTATGGTTACATCGTGAAAAAGGTTTAGTTAGTTTTTTATCTAATTTAGTAATAGATACTACTTTAAATTGCGCCGATATTACTGCTAATAGTTGTACTTTTTTTTCATCAACATCTGAAGCTCTTTTTAATAACGGTAAATTTGCAATTGAAAAGATTAGTTCTTTATCTGGTTATACATACTCAATAGATGTAACTCCTACATCTGGTTATACAAGCAATAATTACACGATAGAAATTTTTGACGAATTAACAGGTAATGTTTTAGAAACAATAAATGGTAACGGGAACTTATCAGCCACAGTAACTTTAGATACAGCAACTGAACCAATGTCAATTGGTGAAAAAAAAGTATTAGCAACAAGAATTAGTTCCTCATCAAGTATTCAATTTAATTGCACTATTAGAGTTGCAGTTTTACAAGCAACAGGGGGGTTTATACCTACTTCTTTTATATCTGATTATACTAACCCATCTGTTTTATCAGTAAATGATGTATTAACTATAACTAATCAAATTCCTAAAATAGGTGTTTTAAACTTTTTAAAAGGATTATTTAAAATGCACAACTTAACTGCATTTGTAGATGATAACAACGAAATAGTAGTTAAAACATTAGATACTTTTTATAGTGGTGGTGATACAATAGATATAAGTAAATATGTTGTTACTGACCAACACACAATAGGAGCTAATTTACCATTTACTGAAATAGATTTTCAATATGCAGAACCTAAAACAATTTTAGCGCAACAGTTTTTACAAACAAATAATAAAAGATTTGGAGAGCTTGAATTTAAAACAACCGCAAGTGATGAAAAAAAGTATTTAGTTGAAGCACCTTTTGAGCATATGGTATTTGAAAGGTTAAATGATTTAGGAACAGGTAACCAAACTGAAATACAATATGGTTTATTTGCTGATGATGACTTAAATCCAAGTATTGGAGCGCCTTTAATATTTTATGGTGTTTATAGGCAGAATATTTCACCAACTATAAATTATGTTGAAACAACAAGGCCAGAAAGCGGAACACCTGCAAGTGGAACACATTACAACGTTAATGATTATTGGATGCCGAGTAACTACAATGAGTTAGGCACAAGTTCAACACCGCCTTCATTTAATTTAAATTTTGGCAGTGAGATAAACGAATATACTTTAACTGATTATGGAGGCACTAACAATAGCTTATTT